ACGTTGGACGACTGGCGCGACGGCAAGATCGACGGCACTGGGTACGATCCAGAAAACATCGTTCACAAAAACATCAAGGAGATGGCAAAGCACAAGGAGCAAAAATCTCAGTCTGGCGACCTATTCAATCAGCAATAGTATGAGTTGGCAAAAATTTCACGAAACATTCAAGGACTGGTACGCACAATATAATTATGGATGTACCTATGACCTTCTGAGAGATCCTAAGCGAAGTTTGGTAGATGACGAAATGGCTACGCACTGGATAGACAACAATATAGAACGTATAATTAAAAAAGTAAATGAAGAGTAAAGAAAAGTTCCTAGAAAACTTCAAGTTGTCGTTAGGAAACATAAGTATCAGTTGTGAAGCGTCTGGCATATCCCGTCAGACGTATTACAATTGGATCAAGCAAGACACGGACTTCGCAAACGAATGTAAAGACATCGAGGAGCGTAATCTGGATCTAGCAGAGATGAAACTGCTCAATGCGATACGTGAGGGTAAGACAGCAGAGTTATTGTTTTACCTAAAGACCAAAGGTAAGAAGCGAGGGTATGTAGAACGACAAGAGATCACTGGCGCAGAAGGACAGCAATTGTTTGAGGTACGAATCATAGACACAGCAGAGCAAATTGAAGATATTACATACGAACAAAGTGTTTCGGCACTTACAGACGGATCAGAATAAGATCATAGTACAGCAGGGTGGTACACGTTCTGGAAAGACGTACAACATTCTGATGTGGATTGTATTCGCATATTGTCAGCAGAACAACAAGAAGATGATCACTATCGTCCGTAAGTCGTTTCCTGCTGTTCGGGGTACTGTTATGCGTGATTTCTTTCAGATACTGCGAGATCACCATATGTACTTAGAAGAGAGTCATAGTAAATCTAACAATGAGTATCACGTAAACAACAACGTAGTAGAGTTTATCAGTTTAGATCAGCCACAGAAGATACGTGGACGTAAAAGAGACTTGCTGTTCATCAATGAGGCAAATGAATTAAACTTCGAGGACTGGCAACAATTAGTATTCCGTACTAGTGAGCAAATCATTATTGACTACAATCCGTCAGACGAGTTCCACTGGATATACGACAAAGTACTTACAAGAGACGACTGCTCGTTCTATCAAACTACGTATAAGGACAATCCGTTCCTGCCACAGCAGATCGTTGAAGAGATCGAACGTCTTAAAGACACCGACGAGAACTACTGGAGAGTATATGGTCTAGGAGAACGTGGTCAGAGTAGATCGCTTGTATTCACCTTTAGTACCGTACCCAGTGTACCTGCAACAGCACGATTGGTAAGTTATGGACTTGATTTTGGATTCAGCAATGATCCGACAGCGATGGTAGCGACGTATATGGATGGCGACAATATCTACGTGAAGGAACTGATCTATCGTACTGGTATGACAAACCAAGATATAGGACACGAGTTTAGTAAGTTAGGACTTGATCGTAGGGACGAAGTATATGCAGATAGTGCAGAGCCTAAGAGTATAGAAGAGATCCATCGTATGGGGTGGAATTGCAAACCGACAAGCAAGGGGGCAATAAATCAAGGAATTGATATGTTACGTAGGTACAAGTTGCACATACTAGAGTCTAGTACTAATGTGATCAAGGAGATGCGTAACTATAAGTACATAGAAGATAAGAACGGGGATCTGACTAACAAACCGATCGACAAGTACAATCACGCTTGTGATGCGCTGAGGTATAGTGTAATCAACAAATTATCTCGTCCTAATTACGGGAAATATGCCATTCGATAAAAAAAAATTAGCCTCAGTATTGACACATATGTAAACTTTTGTTAAGTTTGGGTATAACCAAAAAACAAAACAACAATGTCATTATTAAAAAACGCTCGAGGAGAATTTAACTATCAGTTTAACTGGATTGACGAGACTGGTAAAACCATCGGCTTTAACGATGTGTGGGCAATTAACAAGAGTGAGGCTGTTATAAAGGCTAAGGCTATGGAAAACCCTGCACACTGGGCTTGGTACAATGGTAGTAAGTATGTCAATGTTCCTGCTGAGGTTACTACTGGTGGGCACTGCTTTTATAACAAAGGGATGTATGTCGATGTTGATTCTATGTACAAGGCTACTAGAAAAGAGGCTGACGCTATGAACCAACTGGGTTGGATGATGACCATATAATATAGTAAGTAAACAAAAACCAAGTTATGAGTAATTTCAAACGACTACGCAATCTATATGCGTTCCTAACAGACGAGTTAGGACTAGAACCAAAAAAACACGAAGTATCTGATCTTATAGGGTACGCAATAGCAAACGACTTTCACGTTGAGTTAGATGGTCAAGAGTGGCGCATTATCGATGACGCTTGGATCGACGAGATAGCAACAGACGAGATCAAGGAGATCGTAACCGACTGCTACCTTAATGGTACTGACCTAGACAAGTACTGGTGGATCGAGGTAGACTGGAAACAAACAGCAAAGAATTGTACAGATTCAGATGGCTATGGAAATCACTTCTCATTGTATGACGGCAGTGAGTTTTATCACGAGGGTTGGTATTTCTTTAGAACAAACTAGTTTACACATTTGTCCAATACAAAAACTTAGTTTAAGTTGCATAAAACAAAAAAACAATGGAACAGCAAATCTTTGAATTACACGGGTATCACCTAGACTTCTACATTGGTAGATCGTATGTAGGGTTTATCCGTATGCAAGATCCAGATCGCGATGTATTCGGTTATTCTGGTCGACAGCAAATCACCCTTACAGAAGATGTAGCGGTGGAACGTAGCAATGGAACACCTGCAATACTCAAAGCAGGAAGCGATGTAAAAACAGAGTGTGTGCCAATATGTGGACGTATCAAAGGCGACTGGAAAGATCGCATCGACACGCTAAAGCAACACTATTTGTCAGCACCATATAAACGCAGATTCCAATGACGCAGTTAGACACGCTAAACACCGAGAAGAAAAATCTAGAACAGATTATCGCTCAGATAGAAAAGTTCGGTTACATAGACACAGATATGTACAAGTATTATAAGAATCGCTACTACTCAATAGTTAGCACAATAAATAACATACGATGACAAATATAGAAAAGGAACTAAACCTAACACCATACGAAAGAGATTGTATGTACGCAATCAAAATAAATAACGGGGTAGCCACTAGGGGTTGGTATAACTTAGTAGTTAGCATAAGAGACGTTAACCTATGGATCAAAGGTATCGCACCACATAGACACTGGAGACTAAAACACGTCAAGCATTATTTCAACGTAAAGGGCAGTGCAGAATCAATTCTAGATCAGTTGCAGGAGATGAAAGAAGAGTATGATACTGGCAAGACAAACTTGACAGACTTGACACTATAAAAAAAGAGATGGAAGTAAGTATTAAAGAAACAACGTCCCTCTGGAGTACTAGAGGTGTAGTACACATCGAGGGGATCACATACGACGACGAGGTTGTATATGTAGAGATCGACGCTAGGCAATTACTAAACGACATTCCGTCTATGTATGCAATGAGCAAACAAGCGATCAAGGAAGAAGATCAGTATATGTACGAGCAAGGACTAGAGTTCGTAAAAAAATTACAAAATGATTTAAAACAGCGTGAGGACTGACACGTAGGTTTGGTTTATTGGTTTTAAACTTCAGTCAGAGGGGTAGCAGAGATGTTGCCCCTTTTTTTGTGCAGTAATAATTGTAGTTTGTAATTTGTTATATAAATATAAAGCGATCTAAGATGCAAATAGAAATAGATGTACCCAGTAACCTATCGGAAATTACTTTGAGTCAATACAAGCGTTATTTACGGCTCATTGATACGAATAGTGAACTAGAACACATAGATCAGTTTATGTCTCTGAAGATGTTGGAGATATTTTGTAACGTTCCGTACAAGGTAGCGATGGAATTTAAAATGGTAGATGTAAATCGGATCGTACAGCAAATTGTCGATCTGTTAAACAGCAGTCCAGAACTTGTTCAGTCATTTACACTTGGAGACACTGAGTTTGGGTTTATTCCTAAGTTAGACGATATGTCATTCGGTGAGTACATAGATCTAGACCAGTCATTAGGCGACTGGGAAAATATGCACAAGGCTATGGCTGTACTATACAGACCAGTTAAGAAACGCATAGGTAAGTTTTACAACATAAAAGACTACGAAGGAGATGCATATCACGACGCTATGGAACTAACGCCAATGGATGCAGTACTAAGTAGTATGCTTTTTTTTTATCATTTAGGGATCGAATTGTCGACACTTATGACGAACTATATAGAGGAGGCGGATCCGATGGAAGCACACTGGCAGAAGGATTTGGACGAAAGTGGGGTTGGTATCAGTCAGTTTACGCACTCGCTCAAGGAGATGTTAGACGATTTGAAGATATCACATCGATGAACGTACACACGTGTTTACTAGCACTGAGTTTTGAAAAGGAGAAGGTTGACATTGAAAATCAGAATATAAAAAACAAGTTTAAGAAATGAGTTTAGCAAAAGGAAGTAGAGCATTCTATCGTATTACGGAAGCAGTACGCGATTTCCTACTGACACTGGAAGAAGTGAACACAGTAACATACGGAGACATTACAGACGTCGATCTAAATAAGCACACTATATACCCTTTGTCGCACGTAATGGTAAACAACGTAACACTAGCGAACGGATCGCTTACGTTCAGTATGACTATACTAGCAATGGACATTGTACATAAGGCAACGTTTGATGAGGATCAAGATGTAGACCTTACATATTATGGTGTAGACAATGAGCAGGACGTACTGAATACACAACTGGCGGTAGTAAACCTGTTGAACCAGTCTTTGTCTAGAGCGCAACTAAGAGGAGATGGGTTTGAGTTAACGGGACTAGGATCTTGTGAGCCGTTCACTGATCGTTTTGAGAATAAGGTAGCAGGATGGGCGTACACGTTCTCAGCATATGTACAGAACGACATAAGCAACTGCGACTAATGGATCTGTTAAACACAAAAGAAGCACTCAGACAATGGACACAAGCCGTTGTAGACCAAGCGAAGAAAAATCTCATAACGCAAGACAAGGTTGTATCTGGTAATTTAATGGACAGCCTCAAGGTCAGCAAGTTACGAGAAGATGCTACTGGACTATCGTCTCAAATAGAAATGGCTAGTTACGGGGAGTTTATAGACAAAGGGGTATCTGGGATCAAGAAAAAGTACCAGACACCATACTCGTACAAAAAGAAGATGCCACCTATTAGTAAATTGGATAAGTGGGTTGTAAGAAGAGGTATAGCACCTAGAGACGACAAGGGACGTTTCCTTCCTCGTAAGAGTGTGCTGTTTATGATCGCACGGGGTATATACTACAACGGGATCAAGCCTAGTCTGTTTTTGACTAAACCCTACGAATCAATGCGAAATGATCTGCCGTTTCAATTAGCGGTAGGATTTACAGAAGATGCAAGAGCAATACTAAAATTAGAAATAGAGAAATAATGCCAAACGTATTTGCAAGAAGTCCTTACTATGTATCTGGTTCGGCAGGTAGTGGTACAGCATACGCAACACTACTAGTTACTGTCAATGGTACGTTACGTTACACACTAAAGAAAGATACTGACAGCAGTTTCCGTGTACGTTTTGAGATCGCAGAGTTAATGCGAGATTACTTAGAACCAGAGTTAGACTACGACGACACTAAGTTTGCAACACATAGTGTAACGTTCTCGTATACAATTCAATTCTTTAATAGTGGAGGTTCTGCTACAACACCGCCAACAACTCACACAGGTTTTGTATGTGATGGGTACTCTTACTTTGAGGACGGAGTAAACTGGACAACAAGTCGTGGTTATATGTCTACTAACGACATAGTGTATCGTCTTAAAGGCAAGACTCACAAACTGCCAGTAGATCGTGCAAACACTGAAAAGGTTAGATTCTTTAAAGGAGACGTGCAAGTAGGGGAGATCAATACTACGACAGACGCGACTGCAATGTATGAGTATATAGACTTTCCGTTGTTTACTAAACAAGCATTTCTTAATCGTATTACCGCAGACGGGGGCGCATACGAAACAAGCACTTGTATTGAAAACTACTTTGACGAAGTAACTGTATACGATATT